AGCACGCCCCGCTGCGTCAGATGCTCGACCCGCAGCTAGTTCTCCTAAGGTGCGGCGAAGTAGATTTGAATCTTCTGCGCGTGTATTTTTTCCTTCTTCTGCAGTCGTCGCTAGAGTTTCACGCAGCATTCTTCCTTCACGAGCAGTTTGCTCCCGAGAATCTCGTGCATCACGAGCTAATTGTGTCTGCTGTAGCCGAGTGGCATTTCGTTCATCCTCGTACATGGGGGACGAGATAAAGTCCCCCGTACCAGGAATTGCAAATCCCTGCGAGCCCATGGACAAGGGTTTGTATTGATTCTGTGCTTGCGTCGCAGCCATTTTCGCCGCTGCCGCCGCCCCTGGATTATTCGCCATCTGAGCAATCGCAGCCATAGGATCGAATTGATGTGCCTGCGCATTGGCAGACTGCATCATCTGTTCCTGTTGTCGCCGACGCAAAAGCTGCGCCTCCATCTGCTGGCGTTGCAGAGGATCTAGATCTGTCGCAGCAGATGAAAGGCTGTAGTCCATGGGCTAGTAGCCTCCGAAATCAGTTGGCGCCCTTGGAGAAGGAGGCATCATTCCGTTACCGGCCGGAGGTTGACCCTGCTGCCCCTGCTGTTGGCTCATTGCAAGAATGGCGCGCATCATGATGTCATTCTGACGCGCCGTATTGTCGGTCTGTTTCTTGCCTGCCCCTTGCGCCCCCACTTGATTCACAAGATTGCTCAGCCCTTCAGTCCAGTGTGGGGCCACTTGATAACCCCCAGGGCTTCCGCGTTGTTGCAGGGGAAGACGAAGCATCTTCGCCATTTCCATTTGCTGGCTTAGCTGGCTGTTCTGCGAACCAAGGCTAAGGAGCTGTTGGTATTCTTCAGGAGAAAGTTGCTGTGTCATTGGAACACCTTGTTGTAGTCAACCTTGAGGTACCCAGTCTGCGGATCTTTCATGACCGCATCAGGACGAACCTTCTGGACTTCCTGGGCAATAACCCCAGTCTTCTTCTCATTAGTGCCCTTGAAGTTAAAGCTGTAGAGCTTTATGTTATCTTCACCACCAAGCGAGAATAAGGGCTTGATGTTCTCCTTCAAGCGCCTATCAGACATAGCCATCAGGGCCGGTCCCCAGTAGGGTGCCGTCGCTCCCGCGAGTCCAGTAACGCCATTCATCAACCCAGTGTTTTGAGCCTGCCGGGCGTTATATGCGTCCATTTGCGACTGATAGCCCATGTTGGCCGCATTGAGAATTTGAGGAGTCTGCGCCAACCCTGCCTGATTGAAAGATGGCATGTTTGGGTTCTGAATTTGCTGCCCAGATTGCAGGGCATTCAACTCATTTAATGGCTGATTCCGCTGCTGCTGCATCTCGGCAATCTGCTGTTGCCGAAGTTGCTGATTGAAGTTGCCGGCTTGAAGGTTTGCAGCGTTGTTCTGACTTGCCGCTTGATTAGCGAATTGGCCCGTAGATTGATTTTGCGCGTACTCTTGAGCTTGAGCCTCATTTGCAAACTGCGCTTGAGTTTGATTCTGTCCAAAGAGCTGACTTTGAGCCTGATTAGCAGCCTGCATATCTGCAGAATTCTGTGCATGTTGCTGATTCTGAGCAGTGTTGACAAATTGCCCGCCCGCTACAGCTTGATTGAACTGCTGATTCTGAGCCGTGTTGGCAAATTGTCCTTGAGCTTGATTCTGACCGAATTGCTGGCCCTGCGCCTGATTCGCAAACTGCCCCTGATTAAAGGCTAAGTTCTGTTGTTGATTTTGGGCCTGATTTGCAAACTGTCCTCCCGCTAGCCCTTGACTGAATCTCTGAGCCTGAGCTTGATTAGCAAAGTCTCCACGCCCCAGAGCTTGGCTATACTGCTGACCTTGAGCTTGATTGGCAAATTGCCCCTGTGCCTGATTCTGACCAAAGAGCTGCGCAGATTCACTCTGTCCTGCACCAAATGCTTGAAGCTGATCTCGCGTAGTCTGGTCGGAATTTCGCTGCATCTCAGTGTTCCAGGCTTGACTGCCTCGAGTCAGACCTTGATTGGCCAGCTGAGTTTCAAGGGCAGCTTGTCTCTGCTCCTGTTGTGGCTTCATGAAAGCAAGTGCTGCATCCTGCCCCTGCTGCCTCCAATCATTTGGAGATCCGCCCAGGCTAGTCTGCACCTGGCCTGCTGGTCCGAATCCAGATTGAACTCGGCCAAAGTAGCCAAGCCCAGTTTGAATATTTCCAGACTGATTTACTCCAGATTGAATTTGTCCAGCATCGCCCAATCCAGATTGAATTTGCCCTGTATTTCCTAATCCTGTCTGAATTTGCCCTGCAGGATTTACTCTTGATTGAATAGGTCCGGAGTAGTTAATGCCTGATTGAACCCCACGCGTAGGGTCAAAGCTCGATTGAGCCTGCTGAGGCTCCATTCTCCCTGAACCCTCCGCAACCCCAGAGTAATCCATGGGACTTTGGAAGGAAGAAGTGGCTTGCCCTAGCAGCCCTTGAGCCGCTTGAGATCGGCCAAGCGTTACGTTCTGTTGTGAGTCAAGCGCAGCCTGCTGCTCTGGACTCAAGTTAATGTTTTGAGTCCATTGATCGCCGTTTTGCTGCCACGTTTGCGACCCCCAAGGGGTATTCGCATTTACACGATTCGCCGCTGTTTGCTGCGCAACAAGTTCTTTCGACGCAGCTGCCTGTTGCGTCGCCAGGGCGCTATAGTCAGGAGAAGGCGGCGTGCTTTTCTTTCCCATTAATCCACCTACATTCGTTTCTAGTCATCTGAAGCAGGATTAAATCCTGCCCTTCGAGGCCAGAACCTTCAAGACGAAGCACTTCACGAAATCCACATCTTTTGTTGATGTCAAGCGCTTGGAGATTTGCGCTATCAACAAGAGCCAGCACGTGAGTACGGCCACACTGAAGAAATGGATACGCAAAGATCGCCTTGACGAATGTTCGATTGATCGCTGTAGGATCATCGATGGCACTGTGCATGAAGCACGTTCGTCCAGTAAACCCATTGTACGCCACTACGGCGCAAAGACAACCCCCAATTACAGCCCCAATGGCACGAAAATCTTCGCTGAATGGAGTCCCTACCCTCTTATTTATGAATGCCCAGAGAACTTCTCGAGGCTGAGAAACAATCACAGTGGCCCACCGACTTTCGCCATGTAGTCTATTGAAGTCAGTACAGTGTCCGCCACTGTAGATGTAATGATGGACGCTGCCCCTGCAAATCCTACGCCCCCAGCGCTTACCCATGAAGAGTAAACAGTGAAATCTCCACCCCAAACTGCAGGATCCCAAAGAGCTATGTCCCAAAGAGAAGCAGCCCTAGCTGCAAAACTAGGAGTCCCTATGGGTGGAGTAACGGAGTAATCAATGCTAATGCCGAGCTGTAGCCCAGGAGCATCTGCGCCGAGCATATTCGTTCGTATCATCACGAACTCTTTTTCTAACGAAGGCGCACCGAATGAACTGAATGCAGGCTGCACTACTCCCCGAATTCCTGTTCCCACTGATGCACCATAGGCCACATTGTCGAAGAACCCACTAAAAAGAAGCAAGACTCGGCCATCAGCAGTCCCGGCAAAGCTGTACCCAACAGAAGAACCTAGACAGTAGATAGGTATATCTTGAAAAGTACACCATGCGTTCTGCGTAGTTGACATGCAGAACTGTTTCTTCGTCACCCCGCCATAATTAGGAACATTGATCAGCATTACCCGTTCACTAGGGTGAAGGATCATGTCCCATCCGCGAAGGGTGAAGCTGGATCGCAAGTCTGCCCCGATAGCTGTGGCAATCTTGCTCGTATACTCTTTGCCAGAAGCCTGCAAGAATGCTGCCCCACCTCGGGTGACATAACTGACTGGAAATATTCCAGATGCGCTTATAATTAGCAGATCGCCTCCGTACTGCGCATAACCTCTGCGTCCAAGCGGGATTTGACCCACAGACCAAGATCCTACAAGTGCAAAGGTGGTTGCCGCTGAAGGATCTGTGCCCTTATAAAGCAGAATGTCGCCGTTGTTACCCACAATGACGAGGAAATCATCGATGCCCTCCCCAGCATCTATGGTCCAATTTGCAGTGAATGCTATCCGCCCACCACCCTTCAACAGGGGTCCAACATCGAGTGCTGCGACTGTGCCTGCAATGGAGTCAACGGGGAGATACCATAGTTTCGTAGAGTTTCGTTCTGTGAAGAACGCTCTGCGCTTCCATGTAAGAACGTGAACTAGGTTAGCGGGATCCACTCCATTAATTTGACCTGCTCCGGCCCCAGCTACGCGCTTGACCCAAACAGTACCATCAAAGGTGAAGTAGCCATCTGCCTCTGAACAGGCCAGAAGAAAAGATCCGGCAGAATTTGTGAGCATGCTCGTAGAAAACCACCCGGCGTTATCTGCTCCAGATAGCACCTGGGACACAGCGGGAGCATTCGTACGAGTTGTTATGTCGTAGATTGCCGTGTGTGTCGCTCCAAACAGAAACCCCGGCATAGACGTCGGATCTGTTAGGAATGTTCCACTCAGAGGTAAGGTCGCTGGACCAAACCAGGGCATGACACTTTCCACGGCTATATTGCCCGGGAAATTCTTAGCCCACTCTACGTACCCTTTTCGACACCGAATGCCATTGGTGTCTGGGATCCAATTAACGAGGTTTATGGCGTCTGTGGCGGGCATGGCCGCGATTGAATCGCGCGTATTCAACCCACCCATGGGGGCGGAGACAGACATAATTATCTGCGTCTTACGCTGCCCCTTCTTTTTCTTCCGAACCACACTAGCTCCCAATTCCAGTATTGGGAATGTTGAAGATACTTAGGTACTGAATTCCAGATCTCGGAACAAGGCTCAACGTGCGCCCAGGGCTATCCATTCCCTGTGCACTTTCCAGACAATCGTCTGCAATTTCTTGTTGGCGTGTAGTGTCGAATCCCTTCTCTTCCCGCCACTTCAACTTGAGTCGTTCCTTGAAGAGTTGACTATCGTACAGTACGGTATCGTCATCCGCCGTGAGATTATCTCTGCGCGTGCCCGCTATAGTCTTCACCCACCCACGCGAAGTGTAGGGCATGATGATAGTCTGGACCGCAGTTGGCGAATTGTAGAAAACAACCTCATTATTTTCTATTCGATAGAGTACGGAAAAGAGTGTACCTACCGAACTTATTGCTTTCATCGCTTGCCACTCATGATCGAGTATTTGCCCTGAAAGCGGCATACGAGTAGTGCGATTCCACGAAGCGTCCGGCGTGAAGCCGCCCCAATCCGCAGGCAGTGCGTAGTTTGGAGTTCCGATTACCGTAGTAATCGTGAACTCTGCATCCAAGAACTGCCAAATGTAGTCAGTGAGAAGTTGCTGCCCCACTTCACTGGCCAGAGCCCAGAGTTGCACTGCTGTAGGATCCAAGCTAGAAGACACTGACGCGGGGGCCGGGAGCCCCATGCTCTTCATGACATCAGTTACAGCTTGCGATCCCGAAATGTTGCGCGAAAAAGTGGGCATGATTTACGCCGCTTTCTTGAGAACCTTCGTCTCCAAAAGTTCACGGTATTTCTTGTCCAGTTCGGTGTACGCCGCCTGGGACTCAGCCAATTGACGATCACGCACTTCGTTGGCATTCTGCATAGCTGCCATGTCCGCCTGAATCTTCTCCAGGGGGGAGATGCCTTTGGCGAATTCAAGAAAAGCCTTGGCCCGATTCTTCATTGTGGAGAGGCCGGGGACCTTCGACATCGCAGCGTCGTTTGCTTCGGCCAGTTGCTCCACAGTGTGGAACCCAAGATATTTCAACTCTTCGACCATGCTAGAAGACATGATAGGCCACTCGGCCAAGGGTGTTCCAGACGCTGCGGCCTTGGCCCCATCCTTGAATTCCATGTACGCCCCTCGAAATCGACGAATGTCGTCTGAGCGAACAGCTCGGATGATGATGTTATTCCGATCTCCGCGCACCCGAATTTCGACCATTTCTGTGTCGTTATAGATCGGTCGAGCGTGCTCAGTCGACGCAACCTCATCTTTCAATGGCTGCTTGAAGAACCGCACGGCCAACGTCTTGTCAGACTCGGCCTGCTGAGCCGAAAACACATTGTGGTCAAATTCTAGTACATCCGTCATATGGTTCTCCTTAGGATAGGCCCCGGATGGAGCCTATCGCAAGGAGGCGTCTCCCGACGCCACCTGCTCCTTACGTGATCGGGCCCTGGATGATCGGACGATTCAACTGCGCGACGCTATAGAAGATTGTCGCGTTGTTGTACGTCCCAGTGACTACGCCGGTGACTGCTGCCGAGTTGACCACAGAGGCCGTCAGCACCTGAGCATTGCGATCAATGGTCTTGCAGATTGCCGAAGCGCCGACGCCAGTGCCTGACAAGTAGCAGCCGACGAAGAAGCCATCCACGTTGGAAACGCGAATGGTATCGCCGCCAGATACACCTTCGATCGCATTGGCAACGACCGTTTGCGTCGCCGGAGTGACGATACGCGCATTCAGGATCTGCTTGCTGACAGCGTTGGCGCCGATCTGGCCAGCGGCCACCACGGCGAATGCGACGTCAGCCGCAACCGAGGCAGTGCCGTTAATCGGAGTCAGGCCTGTCACCATGAACCAGCCCCACTGGCCGATAGTGAGAGCATTCACAGCTCCCACACTGCCCTGTTCGGACATGGCCACGCCGACCATACGCCCCGAAAGGGTCACATTGGCTGCTTCGACCACGTTCCAGTCGTAGTTCCGGTTCGTTGCATTCCATACCGGCAGGAACGAGACGAGAGCACGGAGACGAATGGTGCCTGCGGCCTTGGCGAAGATGAACTCACCAGGACCCCACACCGGATCTTCTGCTGCCATGACCAGCCCCGATGGAATCGGTGGCCAAGGAGTCGTCAAGGGCAGGCCAGACAGCGCCAGCGTTGGCACGAAGGACTCAATGGGGAGATACCCCATGTATTGATCGTTAAATTTCCAAGTCATGTTCGTTCTCCTTAGGTCTTGATCAGGCGGCCTTGGAACTGGCTACCTGAGCAGGTGACGTTGCCGGCGAATGCCAAGATTTGAACCTCGGCATCCTGATTGGTGGAATAGCGCCGATTTGGCGACAGGGGGACCATGTTCCTCTTTGCATGCGGACGGAAGTAGAAGTAGTCCGTATTCAGGAAGAAACAGGTGTTGGCAGTCGCAAAACCGCCGATGCCGCCGTCGAGAACGACGTCTGCATCCATGAACGCGATGGTTGGGAACCCCAGATTCGCTTTTGCGGGATTCGTAAACCGTTGCTGCGGCTGAAGGCTCGCCATATACATGCCCCAGAACAGATTATCCATGAGGAGCAGGTTGGGGCGATCTTGCCCGCGCACCAGACTGGCCCACATCGTGTTCATGGCTGCCTGGATGGTAGCGCTCGTCAGCGCACCGGCATTGGTCGACTTGGAACGCCAGAAAGGCCACGCCGCACGATCGATGCCGCCGTAGGTGCCCGACACTGCCGTGACAGGCACTGCCGCGTCCAGACCGGCCAGTTGCTTCCCGCCCGCCCCGGTGCCGTCGCTGTAGATGGCTGCGGCGATCAGGTTGGACATCGTGGCTTCGGCCACCTTGATGCGTTGTTCCATGAGATCGATCATCTGCTCTGGGCCGGAGTTCTTCAACTCGTCCAGACCGCTGATCGTGACTGGGCACGCCGCTTGCTTGATGTCGAACAGCGAGGCAGACAGAACGTCTTGTGCCGCCGTTGGGAGCATGTCATACCCGGAATACCAGCCCACATTCGTGTTTTCTGCGAATGAGAACTCTTCCATGATGACAGAACCGCCGGAGAACGTTCGCACGTTTCCTTTGTCCTTCGTGTACGTCAGGAAGGCGTTGTTCTTCATGACGTTGTCTTGAATCTTCTTCGATCGCTTTTCGATCGTGGTTGCGACGATGTCCGTCACATTTGGAAAGGCCATGGTGAAATCCTTGTAGAGTGGGTGGGAAATCTAACGACGCGCAGATAGCGAGCGAATCGATGCCGTTAAGGCTGATCGAATGTCTCCACCTTCCGTCTCTTCCACGACTTGCGACGGTGCACCACTGTCCGAGATGCTGGCCGAGGCTTGTCTAGCCCGTGAAGCTGCTGCTGATTGCTGAGCAGCTTCACCTGTGAGCAGTCGACGCTCCATAATCTTGGAAATCGTCGGATGCGCTAGTGTAGCACGTTTGTAGGCGTCCTGTAAACTAAGGGTAAACCCGCGCTTTGACGCCAAATCCAGTAAATCAGCCATGTCTTCTGCGACATCTGACGCAAATTCATTCGCTGGATCGCCCATGAACTGATTCAGCGTTTCACTGGCTTGCTGTCCCAGCATCTGCTGTTGTTGCTGTTCACGATTCTGAAAATACTGCAACTGCTGTTGAATGGGTTGCAGTCTCTGTTCAAACTGCTGCATCAACCCACTCATGGGGTCATTTGGCGAAGGTTGCCCACGAAGTTTCGCAGACCACACCTGATCTAGCAAATTTGGATCAACCTGATGCTGCATGATGAGATCAGCAATCAGCGAAGCCTTCTGCATCGGGGGTGCAGTGCGCAGAATAGCCGCCGTTTGGAGTAGAGCACCCACAGCCGCCACGGGATTGCTCTGCTCCGACTGAATCATGTGCATGTAAGGCTGCAACGTCTGTTGCATCGCGCCAGCAAACTCTCGTGCTTGGCTAGATTGCGTCAGCACGTTCGAAGTTTCCCGTTCACGGCGCAGAATCGCTTGCTGGTGACGCGCATCCAGTTTTTCCCACCCCTCACGCTCTTCTGGCTTCCAACTAGCCGGAGCTTTCAACGCGGGTTCAACCTTTGCCGGTTCCGGGGCACTATCTTTCGCCGGCACTACGGGGGCGAGTTCTCCCGATGTGTCGCGTGTAGTCTCTAATTCTGGGGCGCTAGGCTCCGGAGATGATGGTTCTGGCGATGCCTGCGTGGCCTCTTTACTAAGCGCCTCAATAGCTTCGGCAATTTCTGGCATGTCGGGGGGCATTCTATCTCCTAGTCTGGTTTCGCCACTGCGGTCATTACTTGCTCTGTCACTAGCCTGTGCAGATCTCTGTCCACCTGATAAGCTGCACGGCGTTCTTGTTCTGCTTTGGCAAACACGCCCCGAAAATCGTCGATAGTTGTTAGACCGGAATTTTTCATGAATTCACGGTGCTTCGTTCTACTGCCAATATCTTCACCTCTGGGTCCTCGGAGGCCATGGTAGTGGCTATCTCCGGCCAAGGGGTTCATGTGTCCAGCCACTACAGAAAGGTGTCGCTCCATTTCACCGTGACAAGTGGGGCGAATAGGAGACGCTACATACTCGCGCATAGACTGCACGACACTTTCCATGCGCCCACATTCCACACACTTGTAATCGTAAGTAGGCATTACGTTTGATTCAGCAGTGAGTTAATCGCGCCCTTTGCAGCCAAAACAGAAGCGCGAAAATTGCTGACTTGGCTGTCAATCTCTGCTATTTTCGCGTTTATCGCGTTCTTTTCGTTTTGCAGAATTGATCTGCGAATCTGCAAGGCATCTATAGCCTCCTTGGCTACCCGAAACTTGCTTAGTTCCTGATAAACTTCATCGTCTGTAGCTTGGGGCATGATGATTTCCGCTAGAGTAAAAGAAGCATTTCTTCTTGTTCACGCTCTTCAACGACTTTAATGGCCTGCCTGAAAATAGCCCGGAGGCTTTCAGGCAGTGCTAGAATGGGCGCGGGCGCGTGGGTGCCCGCAGGGGTTGCCAACTTTGCCATCGTAGACCGCTCTACAGCGCCTACAATACGTTCCGCAATGGCCGGAGTGGGGGACAGTACCCGAATTACAGCTATAAGATCTTCACGTATCTCCTTACGCTTAGGGTGACGGCGTACATTGCGAGCGTAGCCTCCTCCAACTATAGCCGTCGGAATCGGTTCTGAGGCGCTCCAAATCGGCCCCCAAATCTCCCCCCAAATGTCGCCCCAGATGCTCATACTCTAAACAGGTCGCCGGGAGCGCCTGTTCCGACTATGGTTACATCGTTGACTGACTGAAGATTGACGTCGACCTCGCCGGCCTTGGTGAAAGTCAATCCAGCAGTCTGTGCTACGGCAGTCGCAATGCCTGCATTGTCAGGTGCTGTGATTGGAATGGCGTTCACGCTGGCCTGCGTTGCCGCGGTCTTGGCTGCGTCATAGGCGACAGTGAGGGTCACCAGCCCGCCGGCCGTCAGCGACATGGCCGAGAAGTTGATCGGGAAAGTCTGCGTCAGCGAGTATCCATTCTTGCCGATGTTCCAGTCACCTTTCCCGTTGAGCGCCGCAGCATTGATGCCAGCAGCCGTGAGCCAGTTGGCCGTGATCGCGGGGAGATTTGTCAGCGTGGTAATCACGCCGTCAACGGCCAGACCCTGCACCGCCTTGATGGTCGTGATGGCCGATGCCGACACGTTGTTCATATTCTTGACGTTCGTGTCCGGGATGCCGGCGGTCGCTGCCGTGACTGCCGTGCCCAGCCACTTGCCAACGTCCACGCGCCCACTTGCGTCCACTGCAAGCGTGCTGTTCGCAGTCTGCGATTGCGGATCCCATGCCTCGAAGCAAAACGCACCGAAAGCGTCGTTGGCCGTCGCGTTGTTTGGGCCTCCGTACTTCAGCCCGGTTGCAGCGACCAGCGTTTCTACTCCATAGGCCGCGTCGCAATTCATCGCACCCGGCGTCAGCCCTGTCGCGATGAAATTGGCCTCCACCTTCACAAGTGCCGTCGCAACGGCAGTGTTTCCGAGGTTCTGCGCGGGCGCTACCCGCCCAACTATGGCCGCGCCATTCAGCACGCCGAGCATAATCGACGGGAAGGTAGTCGCTCCATGTAACACTGCCGCCAGTCGGAATCGGACCAAGCCATGCGCCGGAACAGTGATCGCAAGCCTCAGGTTTGTCGTGTCGATAGCGGTCATCGCCAGCGCGGCAGTCGTGACCTTGTTGACCGCCGTCGTTGGGTCGTACAGTTTGGCACCGAGCAGGTTCACGTTGTCTCTTCGCTATAGGAATTTCCGCCGCTATCTTTCTTCAAGACTCGCTTTTTCGGCTTGGCTATCTGTTGCATAGCCTCCGCGACTGTTTTCGTGTGCTCCACGATTGGGGCCACTAGTGATGTCATTTTCTCGGATTCTTGCCCCTTGCTCGCTTCTTCTGCATCAGCATCTATTTCAGCTTGCTGCATTGTGAGAGAAGCTTCCTGACCCGCGATGGTCAGTTTCGTCTCATTGTCACGGATATTATTTTCTCGCTCAAGATCAATCTTGGCCATCGCTATACGCTCATCAGACGCCAGTTTCATCTGCGCAGTATTCGCGTCAGCATGTATCTTCGCCTGAGCAATTCCCGCATCAGCTTGGCCTTTCGCCATAGCGATCTTTTCAGTTGATTGAGTAGCGGTCTGATCGGTTTGAGCCTTGATCTGAGCGACTTCCATGCTATGATCTGGAGGTGCCTGTTCCTGCTGCGATCCAGGAGGGCTCTTTTCCACGGCTGCCAAGGCCTCATCCAGAACGGTCTCAATGTCATCGCTTCCCCGGAAGCTGGCTGTAACCCATTGAATCATGGCGATCACGTATGGAATTGCCCCAGGCATTTCCGCCGCCATTTGCGAAGATTGACTGAGGAATTGGCCCACCGCTGTCAAGTACGCAATACGCAGTTCACGTTCGGCCGTGTAATCGGCCATCGACAGACTTTCTTCGCTTATTTCAATACGGAAGTCCGTAGGATCAATGCTTTTGATGAATTCAATGGCTCGATCTGCCGTTGGGGCGCTATTCGTGTACTGGATGGCAGATTGTTTCTTTATCTGCTCAGGGTCCATGTGCTTTGAGATGATCTCGCACTTGATTTTCATCGCATTGGAGACGAACAAGGCCACATCTTCCTGCGTAAGCCGCAATCGGACACTGGAGTATTGCGCTTTGAGCTTTTGCGCCCCGAGTGTCTCACGTGGGTTCGTGGCCCCACGCATGATGTCACTAATGCTCGTCAATTCGTAGATTTGCTCAATGACGCGGGGGCGAATCTCTATGAGCGTCTCCAACACCTTGCCCACCACTTCGATTGGGAACCAGTCGACAACGCCCTTTATCCCACCCTTTTCGCTCAAAACGGCCCAACTGTCCACCGGAATCATGGTAAACTCCGAACCGGTGATCATTTTCGCCAAGTCGGGGTTTTTCGAGTCGTACGCTCCTACGACTCGCAACGCCTTCGTCAGCGTGCTAATGCGGTCGTTGAGCTGATCCAATTCCGCATATTGATCCTGCACCATGACGTAGTCTGGTCTCGGGATCAAGCTATTCGTCGTGTGCGTGGCCAGAAGAGGCTGCGGACAGGGGAAGAAATCACGAAGTTTAAGGGGGTTATCCCTTTCTTCAAGCATGACTTCGGTATCTTCTTGAACCCAGTGCGCTTTCTTCGATTCCTTGCACCAAATCTCCAAGACTTGGATACGGTTCTTCGCAAATCCTTTTGGATACCCGTACTTCTCCGTAACAGTACTCGTAATGTCGTCTTTGTACTTATCGTAGGCCACCTTGCCGAAACGGGCGATAAATCTCGATCGGGTCATCCACACCCGGCGAGAAACCCACCACACTTCTGACCAGACTCGAGCAGGGGACCAGCAGAAATCTCTCCAGTGCACATAATCAGTGCACACTTCCTGAGAGGTAATCCTCTCACCCTGTAGTTCGGGCTCGTTGCCTATTTTCGGAAGTGTGTACTTCTCCGTATCAGTCTTAAGTCGCAGCCAGACTTGCCCGAGGCCTGGAATCAATCGGTCTTCTGTGGCATTTTGGAACGCTCGGTGCATGTCCGAATTGTCCTGCAGCATCCCGAATCCGATAATGCGCTGTAATATTAGCGCGCCCACGCGAGCGACATCATCACTCGCATCGTCATGAAGACGCTTGACGGTAGGTTTTGGAGGAGTGGCGTATAGTGCCGATTTCAGGATTTGCGTATTCGCCCAGAACATATTGTACTTCTTGGCGTCAGTGACATCCAGGATGTCCACTTGCGAATTGTTCCTGTCGTCTAGATACCTGGCGACGATACTA